TCTCGCCCTGACCGGCTTCGACGCCGATGCCCTGGCGGATCTGCTCGCCGGCGAGGAAACGACCACCGAGGGGCAGACCGACGAGGATGCAGCCCCAGAGGCACCGGAGACGCCGGTATCACGACTGGGCGATGTCTGGGTCTGCGGCGAGCACCGGGTGATCTGTGGCGATGCCACCGACCCGGATGCCTACGCGGCCGTGCTCGGCGACGAGATTGCCGACATGGTGTTCACCGATCCGCCCTACAACGTGAACTACGCCAACTCGGCCAAGGACAAGCTGCGCGGCAAGGATCGCGCAATTCTCAACGACAACCTGGGTGACGGCTTCCACGACTTCCTGCTGGCGGCGCTGACGCCAACCGTGGCGCACTGCCAGGGTGCAATCTATGTCGCCATGTCATCGAGCGAACTGGACACCCTGCAGGCGGCTTTCCGCGCTGCCGGTGGCCACTGGTCGACCTTCATCATCTGGGCGAAGAACACCTTTACCATGGGCCGATCCGATTACCAGCGCCAATACGAGCCGATCCTCTACGGCTGGCCGGAAGGAGCGAATCGCCACTGGTGCGGCGATCGTGATCAGGGCGACGTGTGGCAGATCAAGAAGCCGCAGAAGAACGACCTGCACCCGACGATGAAGCCGGTGGAGTTGGTCGAACGGGCGATCCGCAACTCGAGCCGCCCGGGGAATGTCGTGCTCGATCCCTTCGGCGGCTCGGGCACCACGCTGATCGCAGCAGAAAAGTCCGGCCGCATCGCGCGGCTGATCGAGCTCGATCCCAAGTACGTGGATGTGATCGTGCGCCGCTGGCAGGATTTCAGCGGCGGCGGAGCCACCCGACTGGGGGATGGCGTCGCCTTCGATCAGGCGGCGAGTTCTTCTTCGACGATTTCGCAGTGAATCACAAAGCCCGTCAGGTAAGGCAGGCCGCGCGGGATGCCGTACTCTTTGCTGGTCTGGCGGCCAATCGTCCAGCCCATTCAGCGGGTGACGATGGTTGCGACACCCGAATGAACGCGTTGTTCGATTGATGGGATTGTTTCCGGCCATGGTTCGACTCGGACAGTGGAGGCGTCGTAAATCGGATGACTGGCACGAAGCAGTGTGTCTTGTGCCTTCTTGATGGCCTCCCTTTCCGTCCTCGCGCGCACATGGAACACCACGCAATCTTGGTGGTCGGTGGTGCGGATGGCATTCACAGACCAGCGACGCGATGGTATGGATGGTTTGCGCTTCTGCAGCCCTGATCCACCACACTTGAAGCACACGCCACCGAGGACGTTCGCGTAATGGGGTATTCGGCCCCTACCCTGGCATCGTGTGCACGGATAGCCATTGTTCGGCGACATGGTCATGCCTCCACGATCCGGTAGATGCGCTCGCCACCCTCTTGCTTTTCCGAGGTGATGGTGAGGCCCAGCTTCTTCTTCAACGCACCGGCAAATGTGCCGCGCACCGTGTGCGCCTGCCAGCCGGTGGCCGCGCAGATTTGGTTGATGGTGGCCCCCTCCGGACGCTGCAACATCTGGATCACGGCGGCTTGTTTGCTGTTGGCCCGGACACGAGGCTTGCCCTCGACGCCGACCTTGATCAGGCGCTGGGCGGCGTCCTGTTTCTCTTGCTGCCATTTGGCCTCTGCGGCCATTACTGCGGCCTCGACCTCGGGGTCGGGGTGAGTGGTGGCCGGCGTCGGCCGGCCGCGCCCCAGGGCCTCAAAGCCCTCGGCGGCGACAAACCAGCCGGTGTTGTCGCGGGTGATCAGGGCGCGGTTGAACAGGCCCTCCAGCACCTTGGTGCGGGCACCGCCCTTGACGTTGTCGGGGAACCATTCGATCTTGCCGCCGGTGTGTTCGATGGCGTAGGCGAGGATGGCGTGCTGGGCCGGGGTCAGTTGGATGGTGGTCATTGGATGCTCCTTCGTGGTGGTTGATGGTGATGACATGAACGCGCTGTTTCAAAGTGAAGCCAAGCGCTTTCAGCTTCTGTTTCAGCCCTGCTTCGCGGCCTGCCGGCCTGCCTCGTAGGCGGCCATCAGGGCGCTCTTGACACCCCACACGCTGACCTCGTGGAAGTCCAGCCGGTCGCTGTGGCGGGTTTCCAGGGTTTCGATGAAGAGGTGGTCGAGCGCGATCTGCGTAAGCAGGGTGTCGAGGGTTTGTTCGGTTTGCTTGCTCATGTTCGTCTCCTTGGCTGGGTGTTGATGGTGATTGCATTCAGGCGCTGTTCGAGCAGGAAGCCAAGCTCTTTCTGCCTGGCTTCGCAGATTCATTGGCGTCTTGCCTTGAGTGTCTGGATGCCCTCGTGGGCGAGCGTCAATGCTGCGGTTTGAAACGCGATGTGCGCCATCCAGGGCGCTGCCTTGGCATCATCGAGCAGCTCGTCGATGGCTGAGGGGGCCACATTGCGCATCGCCGCGCAGGCGGCTTCCAATTGATCGTTGGTGGCCTTGTACACTTCCGGGCAGAGGCGCACCAGTAAGGTCATCGCGGCTTCGGCGAGTTGTTTGCCAAGGATTTCGAGATGGGCGTTCATGTTGGGCTCCTTTAGTTGCTGCTGTTGAGCATGGCCAGTATTTCGTCCAGCCCGGCCTCCACGCGCCCGAGGTCGCCGACGTGGCCCCAATGGATGGCATCGGGGGCATGACCGAAGTGGTCGTCGGCGAGTTGCTGCAAGGCTTCGATCTTGCTGCGGATGGCGGCGTAACGCTGCATGTAGGCATCGATGGCGGTTTGCTTTGGCTGAGTGGTTTGGGCTTCGATGGTTTGCATGCTTTGGCTCCTTTCGTTTGGGTGTTGATCAATCTTGTTGATCGCATTACGGCATGACAATCGATAGAAGCCAAGCCATTCCGCGTTGAAATCTTCCTCGACCAATTTCGATTTCATTAGGCGTTTCCTTTCGGGCGTAACACTCTTCTTCGGCCTGACATAGACCATGGGTTTGTCGATTCGCGCCTATGCCCGGCATCGGGGTGTCTCACATGTGGCGGTCAAGAAAGCGATCGATAGCGGTCGCATCCACCCCTTGCCCGATGGCACCATCGATCCGGAGCGCGCGGATGCCGAGTGGTCGAGAAACACGCTGCCGCTGCGTCAAGGGCGCTCATCGAGCGCGAACCCCCAACGGCAGTCCGGGCAACGGGAAGAGCGAGGGGGAGAGGCGCATGACGTCGTCACACCCCCGCTGGCCTCCGGCGGCACCTCGCTTTTACAGGCCCGCACCGTCAATGAGGTGCTCAAGGCGAAGCTCAGGCAGGTCGAGCTCGCCGAGAAGAAAGAAGAGCTCGTCGATCGCGCCAAGGCGGTCGCCCACGTCTTCAAGCTCGCACGCGCAGAGCGCGATGCCTGGCTCAACTGGCCCAATCGCATCTCGGCGCAGATGGCTGCGCGACTGCAGGTCGATGCGCATACGCTGCATATCGTGCTTGAAGCGGCTGTGCGCGAGCACCTCCAGGAGCTGGGCGAACTGCGGCCCAAGCTTGGCTGATACGAGATGGACGAACTCGACGACTACGACGGCGCGATCGATGTCGAGCGTGCCTGGCGCGAAGGGCTCACCCCCGACCCGCCCCTGACCGTCTCGGAATGGGCCGAGCGTTACCGGATGCTCGGAACCCGCGAATCGGCCGAGCCCGGTCGCTGGCGCAATGCGCGCACGCCCTACCTGCGCGAGATCATGGACTGCCTGTCCCCGACCTCACCGGTGGAACGGGTGGTGCTCATGAAAGGCGCGCAGGTGGGCGGCACGGAACTGGGCTTGAACTGGGTGGGCTACGCCATCCATCACGCGCCCGGCCCGATGATGATCGTCTGGCCGACGACCGAGATGGCGCAGAGGAACTCCAAGCACCGCATCGATCCCCTCATCGAGGAGTCGCCGGTGCTCAAGGACATCATCGCCCCGCCGAGGAGCCGGGACTCCGGCAACACGGTGCTGATGAAGGAGTTTCGCGGCGGCGTGCTGGTGATGACCGGTGCCAACTCGGCCGTGGGCCTGCGCTCGATGCCGGTGCGCTATCTCTTCCTCGACGAGGTGGATGCCTATCCGCTGGACGTCGATGGCGAGGGCGATGCGATCCACCTGGCCGAAGCACGCACCCGGACGTTCGCGCGGCGCAAGATACTGCTGGTGTCCACGCCCACCCTCTCCGGGGCGAGCATCATCGAGCGGGAATACGAGGCGTCGGATCAGCGCCGCTACTTCGTGCCGTGCCCGCACTGCTCCCACCGCCAGTGGCTGAGGTTCGAGCGGCTGCGCTGGGATCGTGGGCAACCGGAAACCGCCGCCTATCTATGCGAGGAATGTGAAGCACCGATTGCCGAGCATCACAAACCCCGGATGCTGGAACGTTGGGGAATGGGGTGGCGCAAGGCACCGGCACGAGCGCGGGGTTTCACCTGTCCAGCCTCTACAGTCCCTGGAGAAAATGGCGCGAGATTGCGGCATCGTGGGAGAAGGCCGCCATGTCGGAGAGCCGTTCGGTGGCGACCATCAAAGCGTTCAAGAACTCCGAACTGGGCGAGGCCTGGGTCGAGGAGGGTGAAGCCCCCGACTGGCAGCGCCTGCTGGAACGGAGAGAGGACTATCCCATCGGCAGCGTGCCTGCGGGCGGCCTGCTGCTGACGGCCGGAGCCGACGTGCAGAAGGACCGTATCGAGG